TGCCCAAGGCCGTGATCGTCGTGCCTGCGGTCACACCGCTACCAGCAATCACAGAACCAACAGCCAAGACGCCAGCGGTGACCGCCGAAATTGTCAATGTTGTGCCCGCAATACTACCAGTGCCAGCGAAAGAAGAGGCAAAAGTAATCGGGCCAGTTGACATGGCGTTCTTGCCTGCGGTCAACGAATAGCTGGTCGTAATCGTCTGGTCGTTCTGGTAGAACACCTGGTTGGTGCCGCCACCTGTAGCCCCCGCACCACCGATCGCGCCCCAGCCTGACGAGCCGTAGCCCTCAAACTGATTCAACGACGTGTTGTAGCGGATCATGCCAGAGCTTGATGGCGCTGGGCGGTCAGACGTTGTACCGTTTTGCAGACGAGTCGCACCAAAGCCTGAGAACGTCACCACGTCGCCAGAGGCCGACAGGGTGGTGAATGCGCCCGTGTTAGGAGCGACGTTACCGATCGGCGGCGGTGAGCCAAACGACAGGATGTCTGGTGGCACGACGATGTTGTCGACTGTGTAGAGCTGCACGTCGTTGGAGTCGGTCACAACGTACTTGTACGCGAGCGTTGCCAAGAGCCAGATGTCGCAGCGACCCGACGCATCCAAGATGATCGGGTTGGTGTTAGCAGTCAAGCCCGTCTGGTCTGTGAACGTCGCAATCGGTGTCGTCGTGCCGCCAGCGTAGGTAAAGACCTTACCGGCGACTAACGGATTGCCGTTGTCGTCAAAGAATTGCTGCTTGGGGGTTGGGGTTAGTGATGCCATTTAGTCCCTCATTCTGTTCTGGTTTTCCGGCGCTAACGCGTTGCTTACCTGCACGCCACCTAGTGTCAACGGCGAGCGCAAACCAAGCCCGGTTTCACCGCGCATCATACGCGATGCACCTTTACCGGCGCGTACAAATGGGTCTGCCAAACGCTCGCCTTTAGCTTGCCGGGCGAGTGCTTTCTCAAGCACATCAGCAGCTAGTTTAGGGTCAAGCATCTCAGTCGCCAACTCCAACGCGACTTTTTCGTTAATCTTACCCTGTAACTTATCTATGATCGTGTTGGTAACGGTAACTATCTTACTAAAAAAGCCCGGCGCTTTAGACAACTCGGCAGCAGGCACCGCTTTGCCGCCTTTTGAGCCTGCGGCGGCTTGCGATGCAAACTCTGCCTCACGCGCCAAGTCTTTTTTAATACCTTCGACAATTTTAACTTGATCGGGCGTCAGTATTTCTGACAATTGCTGAAACCGACTTTGACCGGTAGAGCGTTTTATGGTTGTAGGTGCTTCTTTTAATGCTTGAGAAAATCTACCTGCGGTTTCCGCTACCGGCGTTTCAATTGCCGGTTTAAGTTTACCTTCAAGATACTGGCCGACCTGCATAATGTTAATGGGCTTACTAGCTTGACCAAAAGACTCTTGCGCAACACGGTAGCCGGGTACAGCATCAGCCAACAGCTCACGAACTTCTTTTAGCTGGCCTTTAATAAACTTATTATCTTCTTTTGCTAGACGAGCTTTAATGCCGTCAATAACCGACGTAATTTCTTTGGCATCTGTGCGCAACGCACCTGTCTTTTTATCTGCGGTCAACCCACGTCGAATCTCACGCATCTCACGCAGCAACTCGGTGTTACCTGGATTTTTTGCGATTAAATCGTCTACAACTTTTACCGCACCACTAACGTCCGCCACACCCTGTTCAGCGGCTTTGTAGAGGGGGTCTGACACAGTTTTTCTGTTTTTTATCGCTGCGGCCATTGCAACGTCATCTTGCGCAATTGATTCTAACGCGCGGGCGCGGGCCGCTTTATTAGCGATATCACGTTCGTAGTACGGCGTAGTCATCGCTTGACGGTTTGCGACTTCTTGTTGAAGCGCAGCGTATCGGGTAGATCCCGCTGGCGTTGCGGCCACGCCAGCGGTTGGCATGCCGCCCGCTACATATTCGTCGTAGTTACGCAGCGCGTTAATAATCGCTTGGCCACGGCCTTCAGACGCGTCAGCCAACGCAGAAAATTTAGGGTTAGTTACGCGGCTAAGATAGTTAGCTCCCGCACCCACCATTTTGCCGCCTAGCTCTGCCGCAGGCGCGACAACCGAAAGTGGGTTGGTGTATCTTGCAGCAGTGTCAAAAGCAGCTGCGGTTTTGGCTGATATGTCACTACCAAGTTTGGCGCCAACTTTAAATGGCGCGCCAACGCCGCTAAGTAGCAGCGATAGATCGGATATCGCCGTAACCGGCTCTTCAGCAATAGCGCGTTTTATACCTTCCCAAGTCGTGTATTTTGAATACTCTTCACCCATTGCGCGAGCCACTTTGCTGGCACGTTCAGCTGCTTCGGGGTTGCTGTCTAAATAATCGACAGTATCACGTATTGGTTTAGGTACAGTTTCCCGCATCGCCCCCGCAGCAAGGTCAAACACACCACGCAAAGTTTGCGCGGGGTTGTTAACCGCTTCCCAGAACCCTATCGCTTGTTTAGCTAAATCGCCGGGCGCGCTAAACGGTGCTTCAAAAGCAGCCTCCATCAGTGAGTATTGACGACGCGGCAAAGGCAGCCCTTCAGCCACCACATCTTTACCACCATATTTAGCCGCAGAAGCCGCCAAATCTGTAGCCCCAGTGTCAGGTTCAACAGCCACACCGCCGTATTTTTTAGCTGATTCTGCAAAATCTGCCATAGCTAATCCTTAATACCGTTGTCTTTTTTAAACTTGTCAGCGGCTTGTTGATCGGAGAAACGGTATACTTTTCCGTCCGGCGCTCTAACATCAACAGATCCTTTAGGCGGCGCGTCTGGCGCGGTAAGTACATCAAAAAAGTCCTGCATCTTAGGCTGCTTACCTTTAAAGCCACGGAGCGTTTCGTTGGCTTCAAAGTATTCAGCCATTGCTTGTTTCTGTTGCGCAGCAGTTTGCATTTGCAAAAACAGTTTGCGCAAGCGCTTGACGTTTTCTTGTGGTTTAAGCCGCGCGTCAAAAGCGCGGGAAATTAAGCGCTCGCCTTCAACTTGCGTAAACTGCGGGCCCAACACCGCACGTAAGTTACGTTGCACAACTTCTTCAACTGCTTGTTTAGCGCCCAACGCTTGTGGGTTTACCAACGCATTAAAGAAATCAGGTGCGAGGCCAATAGATGGGCCGGTTAGGTTTTCACCGGCAGCAAGACGATCCAAAACTAATTTAATCTGAGCAGAATTTGCAGCAGCGTCCGCGCCGCCGCCTTGTGACCAATCAAGATAGTCTTGAGCGTATTTTTGGTCAACAGCTTTCACGCCCTCAGGCAGTTTTACGCCGACATTAACCCTAGTACCTTTACCTTCATTCGCCGCTTTAATCTGTTGCTCTAAATCGGCTATTATCGCCAAATTAAGTGGCGTTGGATTTTTCTTCAGCTCTGCTATCTGTTTACGTGCGTTTACCACGTTTAAGAAATCGCCAGTCAATTGATTGCGTTTACGATCTTCTTCAAGTCTCTTTACGTGTTCAGCCTGTATTTTCTCGGCCATGGCTTTTAAAGCTGGTGCCCGATCTTTGTTTTTAGGGTCGCTAGCTAACGTATACAGCGCCTGTGCTGTTGGGTCTAAAAAGTCAACGCCGCCAACATCCGCCTTAAACGAAGCACCTGGCAACTGTTTACTGCCGTCTGCTGTCGTAACGGCAGCTTCTGTTGGCATAGCAGCGTCTGCGGATACAGATGTGGTAGCAGCAGACACAGGTGCTGCTTGTGGTTGACGTTGGCCCGCACGCCATTCTTCAATAGAAATTAAAGGCTGCTTGTTTATAACTCGATTTAACTGATCTTGACTAAAGTCAGCCTGTTCTTTTTCTTCGGCAGCTTGAAAAATTTTTTCGGCGGACATGCCTGAAGTACGAGCAACGTAATTGCGAGGATCGCGCCTGAATTCAGCTTTATTGCGGGCAATAGTATCCCCCAACGTACCAAAACGTGTGGACAGTGGGCCAAGAATTTCATCATTAGCCATAGCCACAATACGATCTTCAACATCTTGTTCAGATTTAATATTGTACGCAGGGAACGCTTCGTTAAACTGTTTTAGCCGAAGATCTAAAGTGTCTATTTCTTCTTTTTTCTTTGCCTGCTCTAAGTCAAATTTGCTCTTGTCAATAGCAGCTTCGCGTTGCTGTTTTGTTGAAAGCGCTGTTTGCCGTTGCGCTTCCCCTGTGGCAATCTTCTCATAAAAGCTAGGGGCAACCGTAGCAAGCTGTGAATAGAACGCGTCTGACCCGTAAGGTACTTGTTTATTGGCCATTAGTTGAGCAAGCGCGTTTTTTTCCTTCACTTGCTGCTGGTATTCTTGCATTTTTAACGCGTTCATCTGCTGCTGCTGCTGCGCGCTTTGCAATTGCGCAATAGCAGCCATTTGGTTCACCGGCGATTCAATTTGAACCGGGCGAAACCCCATTGCGATAGATGGATCGATCTGTGCCATAACGCTTCCTGTGTGTTTATCGTGCCCGCGCGCCGCCGCCAACAGCAGTACCGCCACCACCGCCATAAAGATTCATCAGCTGTTGATTCTGGTAATAGTTCAACCCTTGACCTACCGCGCCAGACAAAGCGTTGGCCGTACCCATATATCCAGACGCGCGAGCGTTACCTGCGTTAATAGCGCTAGCACCCAAAGCGCTACCAAGATTGCCATAAGCGCCTGCCATACCCGCACCTAAATTTCCTGCCGCGTTAGTCAGCGTATTAGTTGCGGTTTGTCCTACGCCGCCCAAGCTCTGTAGCGGGTTAAGAATATTCGCTCGTTCAGTTTGATAGCGATTAAACGCGTTTTGATATTCTTGTGACGCCAAATCTTGGCCGAACTCCATAGCACCGCGCAGCTGGTTACCCGACAGCAAACCACCGCGTGCAGCAGCCGTGCGTTCCATCGCATCAAGCCCACGCTTTAGCCTAAATCCATATCCAGGGTCTTCACGATAGTTATCCATCGTAAAACGCTGCAAGCCGTAGCCATAGCCAGGCTCGCTGGTACGTCCACTAATCCCAAGCAAATCGGCCAATCGATTTTGTGCAGCTAGGCCAGTCTCACGAAACGGTTCTTGCAGCGCAACCTGTCGGTTGAACATGCGCTCTTGCGCTTCAATACTCGCCTGTGTAGTTTCCCGCGACGCTTGCGCCGCAGTTTCGGCGGCTTGTTGCTGCGCTTTACTAGCGCTGCGAGCAGATACGCCGCCAATTACCGCCGAGCCTACAATTGCTCCAGCTACCCATCCTGACATGATGTTTCCCCTGATAAACAAAGCCCAAAATTTACCCGCATAGAGGCTCTATAATCTACAAAAAGTTCCCCGCCAACAGGTATATCTTTTAAGGCTATGGCGTAAATATCGTCACCAAACTTGTACGGCGTCACATTCGCATCATGCGAATGATTTATGAATCGCCCTGCCGGAGTACGCTTACCATCTAATCGACCAGGGCAAATAACTTCACCTGCAAAAAAGTACCGCGTAGCAAACATTCCAATACCATGCACGGGCGATTCTTTTAACTCCACACTATGCCCTTCAGGCATATCAATCAAATCACTTTCAATGGTCACTATAGCGTCCATTGTAGGTTGATCTACTCCCAGCTGCTCTAAAAATAACTGATAATCCGCTTGCGCCAATTCAATCGCTAATCGTTTGCGCGTGTCACCTAACCCACATTCCGGCACAACGTAAAGCCTATTTTCTAACGTCTCTACATCTTGGCAATCATCTGGGTTTTCATACACATCAACCCACACCACTTCATCTTCAAACACGCGCCCTGCGCGTTGCTCACCTGCTTTTGCATCAAACTCACATGGCGCTGTTAACACAACCACTTCAGTTTCGCGGTTTACAGCAATCGTGCCTTTTTCCAACCGCACGCGGTAATCTGTTTTATGCGCGGCTCCCGTTAGTACAGTCCAAGGCGGCACGATAATTTTTCGTTCGTATACGCCTGGCAAAAATGTGTGTACTGTTACGATGTCTGCTTGCGGCATTTCAAGAAGCGCGTCTTGCAACGCAACAACCTTTTGCCGCATCAATTCTGGCGTAACTACCGCCGTACTGTCGGGGTTAAAAATTTCAACCGCGTTCACACTACCACCCATCGAGAACCGTTAGACACTGTTACGGTAATGCCGTTTGATACCGATATAACGCCAGCTGACATACCCGACGATCCTGACGGGATAGTGTAACTGGTAGCTATTGTCAGGCTGTTAACAAAAATGCCGTTAGACGCTACGACATGCGAGGATGTTAATTCACCTGTGCTGGGTTTGTACAGCAGTTTTGCGTTACCGGTATAGATGGTCGACATCGTGCCGGTGGTCGCAGCAGCAAACGTCGGATACAGGTTCGTTGACGTCGTTGTGTCGTTAGAAATGTTGATGCTAGCGCCGCCCGTTGCCCACTTCATGCCGGTGGCTTGCGTAGAGTCTGCCGTCAAAACAAACGTGTCGGTGCCTACCGGCAGGCGCACATTGTCCGTGCCGTCATACGCAATCAAGTCACCCTTGGTGGTGGCTGGCGACAAGGCGTCAAACGCAGCCAATTTAGTCGTCTGGCCTGTACCGCCGTTAGCAATCGCCACGGTGCCGGTGACGTTGCTGGCCGTGCCTGTGGTGTTTTGGTTTAGCGTTGGTACGTCAGCTGCCTGAATGGCCGCCATAACGACGTTGGTGCCGTTACCACGCAGATACTGGCCAGACGTGACCGCTCCAGCAAACGCATTCATGGCTGTCTGAGCCGTTGTCTGCCCCGACCCGCCGTTAGCGATCGGCAGCGTGCCGGTCACTTGGGTGGCCAAATCAACGCCGGTTAGCGTGCCGCCTAGTGTCAGGCTGCCGCTGGACGTCACCGTGCCCGACAAACTAATGCCGTTGACCGTACCGGTGCCGGAGACGCTGGTAACCGTACCGGCGTACTGGTCGTTCGACGTAATGGTGAAGTTAGGGTAGGCGCCAGAGATGCTGGTTGTGCCCGCTCCGGTCAACGCCACTATCTGGTCAGGCGCGGTGTTAGTGACCGTAAAACTAGGGTATGTGCCCGACGTGCTAATGCCTGTGCCGGCAGCTAACGATACAACCTGGTCTGGGGCTGTATTGGTAATCGTAAAGCTGGGGTACGTGCCTGACGTGCTAATGCCTGTGCCGCTAGTCAATACCACGGTTTGGTCTGGCGCAGAATTACTGATAGTAATGGCCGTTGACCCGTTGTACGTCGTGCCTGCGCTGTACGAGATGCCCGTGCCAGCAGTCAAAGCGTTAGCTACGCTACCCGCTTGGCCGCTAATGTTGCCCGTTATTTTGCTACCGGCTAGCGACGTAATCCATGTCGGGTCAGCATAGCTGCCGGAAGTATAGACGCCGTCAGTAACCGTATTGGCGTTACCGGTGACGCTGATTGCCCAAGTGCCTGTCGCGTTGGTGCCGTCTGTTCTTGGCACATCCAGATTGACGCGGGCGTTTGTCGCATTGATGGCGCCTGTGCCGCCGTTACTGACGTTTAATGCCCCGCCTAGTGTGATCGTGCCTGACGTGGTTACGGGGCCGCCAGAGGCCGTTAAACCCGTCGTGCCGCCCGAAACATTAACGGAGGTAACCGTGCCCCCACCGCCGCCTGATTCGGCCTTGTTGAGCAGGTTAAGGAAGAACCGGTACCAATCGCGCGCAACAAACCCCGATCGCTCGTCAATAATCTGCGATTGAATACGGGGTATTTGCGGTTCGTTATCGCTAGGCATTGGTGCCCGACAAAACTAATTCGGCACCCACAATCGATATCTTGACCGGGTCAGTGCCGGAAATTTCATAGACACGGTCACGCAGTTTCAACGTCATGCCCAGCCGACGACGGATCGCACGGGTGCCGTAAGCCCCGATCTTGCCAGCCGACATCCAATGCTCGTTTGACCATGTATGGCCGCCATCATCCGACCAGCGCAACATAACTTGCGGGTTGTTGCCTTGGCCAGTGTTTAGCCCCACACCAGTTTGCATGTCGATTTGCAGCGAGTGCTGGGCGGTACGCTTTAGGTTGTTTTGGCCAGTCGGCAGCGCGCGCCAAGACCGCAGCCACTTCTGGGCAAAGTCGCCGTCAGAAAACTGGTCTAAGTCGTAAGCGTAGATGTTGCCGTTTTCAAAGTCGCCGACCACCACTTCTTCGCTGTAGAACATCTGGCAGTTAGCCCGGTGGCGGATAAACTGCCCGTTAGCAAATCCTGCCCGCTCATGCCAAGCGCCGGTAGCTGCGTCGTACACCCAAGTCGCTTGTGCCGACGGAAAGGTCAGCACATAGAACGAATGGCCGTCCTGCTGGTAGGTGAACGCAATAGCGTCCGATATGATTTCGTAGCTTTGGATGGCATACTCGACCGCATGGGTGGAGATGCGCTGTCCTGCGTAGCCATTGGCACGAAACACGATGCCGTGGCCACGGGCGTCTGCGCCCAGCCAGAA